CAGGGCTGGAGGTGCTGTACAAGCGGCTCGGAATGGCGTTCTACGTGAACCGGAGCATCGAGCGCGACAAGGCGAGCGGGGCCGGCGACACGGTGCAGGTTCGCCGGGCGCAGACCTTCTCCACCGCCGCGATGCCGATCGCCGAAGCGTCCTTCGCCGACGTGAGCCCCAACTACGACAACCTGGTGATCGATCAGTGGCGGGGCCAGGGCTTCAAGCTGACCGACAAGGAAAAGACCCTCACCCCCGAAGCCTTCATCCGGGATCACATCACCCCGGTGGCCAATGCCATTGCCGAGCGGATCGACCTCGATCTCGCCGGGCTGGCGCTGGAAGTGCCGTGGATCGTGGATGACGACGCCACCGATCCCTACAAAGACTTCGCCGCCATTCGGAAGATGCTGTTCGACAACAAGGCGCCGTTGGTCAACCCGGCGGACTACGCCTACATGACCGAAGGCGTCCTCCAGCAGCGGTACGAGTCGAACCCGACTTTCGTCCAGGCCAACACGGCCGGGGCCGCTGATCTCCAGCGGGACGGGCTGCTCGGCACGAAGTTCGGGTTCCGGGTCTTCGCCAACCAGAACACCGTAACCCAGCCGGCGGGGGGGATCACCCTGACCGCGCCGGTCGCCACCGGCGTCCAGGCGAAGGGCAGCTCGACCCTGATCATCGGGGGTTCGACCGGCTCTGGCACCGCCAAGCGCGGAGTCGTGATCACGGTCACCGGCGATCCCCAGAAGTACGCGCTCAAGACCGATGTGGCAGTGGCGGCCGGTGGCTTCACGGCCTCCATCGTGCCCAACCTGCAGCAGGCCACCGTGGGCGCCGAAGTCGTGGTCTTCGATCAGGACGCCGCGACCAGCATCGGGCTCGCCTTCCATCGGGAGGCGTTCGCCCTGGTGATGCAGCCGCTCTCGGATCCAGGCCCGGGGATTCTCTCGGCGACGGTGAGTGATGAGACCACCGGGCTGTCGCTCCGGAGTCGGATCTGGGGTTCCGGTGGACTGGGCGCCACCATCTGGGCGCTGGACGCGCTCTGGGGATACAAGACCCTGAACGGCAATTTGGCCGTGAGACTACAAATATAAGTTGTTGAACTGATTGAGCTTGGGGGTCGGACTTCGGTCCGGCCTCCCGGCTCGTTGGTTTCTCTCACCGGCTGGTTGGAGATCGCGATGCGACTGGACCGAACGATTCCCACCTGGTCGGCGATGGACCGGGTGACCGGGCAGCGGGTGCTGGTGGACGAGCGGACCTTTGACCCGGCGATCCACCGGGACAAGTCGGAGGACACGGTGATCAGCGGCGAGACGTGGTGGGTGACGCATCCCGTAGCCAACCCGGCCGACTATCTGAACATCAAGCAGACGACGGCTGTGTCGCCGCCGAGCCCACCCAAGGCCCGCACTCGTCGGGCCAGGACCGGAGCCCGGTAACGTGCCGGCACTCGCCATCGTCACCACGCCGGGGTCGGCGATCGCGAACAGTTATGCGTCCGAGGCCGAGGCTGCCACCACCGCCGGGGAGCTGTTCCCGGTGGCGGCTGATGCCTGGACCCCCAGTCAGGTCGAAGACCGGCGCCGGGCCCTGGTGACGGCGGCTCGGCGGCTGGATGACCGGCTCCGCTTCCTCGGGGTCCGGGTGGACAACACCCAGGCGCTGGAGTGGCCCCGGTCCGGGGTCCGCCAGCCGGGCCGGACGGTGGACTTCGCGGTCACCGAGATTCCGGCCGCGTTGAAGACGGCCCAGATCCGGCTCGCCATCTGGCTCTTGGAACAGGGGACCGAGAATCCAGACGACGGCTGGGACGCGGGCGGGCTGTCCTCGGTCAGCTTCGGATCGGAGTTGAGCATGGCCTTCGAGGGCGGGGCGTCGGGTCGGAGCACGCTGGACCAGTTCCTCGACGCGGTGATCCGACCGATCCTGGGTGGACTGGTGTATGCCGGGGCGCAGCCCCACATCGTGCGCGGATGAACCTCACCCGGATGGCGCAGGCCGCCTTCCAGCGGGCACCCCGCACCGCGCAGGGCGTGGTCACCTTCGAGACCAAGGACGGGGCCCAGACCACTGGGCGGACGCTGGGGGTGCCAGCCAGTGCGTCACCGGCCGACAGCTTCCGGGATCAGCAGATGACCCGGGCCACGGCGCGGACCCTGGTAGTCCTGCCGACCGGGTTGGCCTTCGTGCCGGCGGCTGGGATGTATGCGGACTGGGGGGGCCAGCGGTACAACGTGCTGGCGGTGTCGCCGCTCGCGCCGAACGGGACGACGGTGGTGGTCTACCGGGTGACGATCCAGCGATGAGCACGCCGCTCCAGTTCACCGCCGACCTGACGCGATACCAGGCCATGATCCCGGAGAAGGCCAATCTCCTGGTCCAAGGGTTCAACCAGACCCTGTACAACGAAGTGCAGGCGGGCGGGAAGTACTCGGCTGGAACACCGATCGTCACCGGGTTCGCCCAGGCGTCCTGGGACGCGGGTGTCGGATCGCGTCCGAACAACCAGGCGGCCAAGACCCCGGAAGCCGCCGCGGCCCGGGCGTCGTCGTCGCTGCTGGAGGCCAAGGCCGGCGACACCGTGTATCTCAGCAATAACGCGCCCTACGTCCGCCGGCTGGAGTTCGGCTTCCAGGGCCCGGACAAGCTCGGCCGGGTGTACAACCAGCAGGGGGTTGGCTGGATCAGGATGGCCCTCGCCGCCGTCCAGCAGATCGCTGACGAGGTAGGCGCCTTCATCGTGGCCAAGTACGGGGGCGTCGGTGGGCGTCCGGGCTGATGTCCGGGCGGCACTCGATGCCCGACTGCTCACCGCCACCGGGATCCCCGATGCCGACCACCGGGCCAGCGAGAACGCCGGCTACCAACCGATCCCAGGTGACCCTTGGGTCCGGGCGCAACTCGGCTTCGGCCCCGAGGAGTTGTTCACCGTCCCGGCCGCTGGCGGCTGGCGGGTCCACACCGGGCTCTACTTCGTGGACCTGTTCTATCCGCTCGACGCCGGCCCGGGTGCCGCCGACACCCTGGCCGAAGCGGTCCTGGCGCGGTTCGCCCCGGGGCAGAGCTTGACCGGCGGCTCGACCACGTTCCGGGTGACCCGGAGTCAGCGGCGGGGCGGGTTCCGGGAGACCGACTGGTATCAGGTCCCGCTGGAAGTGGCGTGGCAGGTGGAAGCGATCAACACGGTGACCTGACCACTCCGGTCGGAACCGAGGACGGTGCAGGACCATGGAGGCCCCCTGAGGCCCGAACCATCAGGGGGTTGTCATGGCGATTGCCGCGGGTGTCAACAAGCAGGTTCGGATCAAGAAGGAAGCCACCTTCGGAACTGCCCCCGGTGCCACCGGGGCGGTCCAGCTCCGCCGGGTGGAATCGACTCTCGACCTCGCCAAGAACACCTATCAGGCCGAGGAGATCGTCTCCGACTATCAGGTGTCGGACTTCCGCCACGGCTCCCGCCGGGTGGAGGGCGCGATCAACGGGGAGCTGTCGCCGGGCACCTATCAACTGCTGATGGCGGCGGCGCTGCGGAAGGACTTCGTGGCCGGTGCGACCAGCGGGGCGCTCACCACCGTGACCGCGGCCGCCGGGCCACCGGGCACCTTCACCCGGTCGGCGGGTTCCTTCATTAACGACGGAATCAAGCAGGGCGACATTGGCCGGTGGACCGGGTGGACCACCACCGGCGCCGCCAACAACGCCCGGAACTACCGGGTCACCGACTTGACCGCCACGGTGCTGACGACCAGCGGCCTGCTCGACGAAGTGGTCGCCGCCAAGGCGGCGGGCGACTCGGTCACCTTCACCGTCACCGGCAAGAAGACCTGGACCCCGCTCACCGGGCACACCAACGATTCGTTCTCCGTGGAGCACTGGTTCAGCGACATCGCCCAGTCGGAACTGTTCCGGGGCTGCAAGGTCCAGTCGATGGAGATCGCGCTGCCGGCCACTGGCCTGGCCCGGTCCAACTTCACCTTCCTGGGCAAGGACATCACCACCGGGGTAGCCGAGTACTACACCACGCCAACCGCGGCGCCCACCACGGGCATCGCGGCCGCGGTCAACGGAGTGGTCCGACTCCAGAGCGTCGATGTCGCGGTCCTCACCGGGATCAGCTTCACCTACCAAGGCGGGATGACCGGGCTCGAAGTGGTGGGCGCCACCTCGACGCCGGACATCTTCCCGGGTCGGGTCCAGATCAGCGGCCAGCTGACGGCCGCGTTCGAGAACGCCACCCTCCGGGACTACTTCATCAATGAGACCGAGGTGGACTTGCAGGTCTACCTCAAGCTGACCTCGGCAATCAACACCGATTTCCTGAGCTTCTACTTCGGCCGGCTCAAGGTCGGTGGGGCCGCCAAGAACGATGGCGAGCAGGGGCTGATTGCGACGATGCCATTCACCGCGCTGCGGGACACCACCGGCGCGGCCACCAAGAAGGAGCAAACTTCGCTCTCGATCCAGGACAGCACACTGTAACCGCAGGGCGTGCCCCGGGAGGGCACGAATCACAGCACCACTACCACGCCGAGGCCCCTGAGGCCCAACGCAGCATCGGGCGGGAGGCCCGTTTCTATGGCGTTGGATCTCAGTACGCTCAATCCGGTGGACGATGGCGTCGCCCTGGAGTTGAGCCACCCGGTGACCGGGGAAGTGTTACGGGACGACCAGGGTGTGGCGATCAGCATCACCCTGCTGGGCCAGGACTCGGAGGCTTACCAGCGGGCCGAGAATCAAGCTCAGAACCGGCGGCTCCGGGATGCCAGTCGCGGGCGGCGAGCCACCCTCACCGCCGAGCAGATCAAGGCCGAGGCACTGGAGGTGCTGGTGGCCTGCACCGTCGCCTGGCATGGCGTGGTGTTTGAGGGGGTGGCGCTGGAGTGTACCGCCACCAATGTCCGGCGGCTCTACACCGAGCGGGCCTGGATTCGGGAACAGGTGGATGCCTTCGTCGCGGACCGGGCCAATTTTTTCGGACGCTCGAAGGGGAGCTCCTCGCCTTCGCCGAGCACGAGTTCCGGCTAGAGCGGCGGCAGCCGGACGGCGCCTCGCTCCGGGAGCACTTGCAGAGCGTCGAGCGCCAGACCGGCCGGGCGCCCGAGGAACTGGTGGGGCCGGAGCTGCCGCCCGCGGCGGAGGGGATCTGGATGGCCTTTCTTGAATTGGCGGGTCGGCGGCATGTCTCGGGGTTCGGGGCCAGTGCCCTGACCTACGGGGACTTGGATGCGTGGGCCCGGCTGACTGGCCGACGGGTCTCGCCGCTGGAAGTCCGGCTGCTGACCAGGCTGGATGACACCTGGCTGGCCAGTGTGCAGCCCAAGGCGACCCCATGACCGATCTCGCCACCATCAGCATTGTTATTGACTCCACCGGCGCCAAGCAGGGGGCGCAGGAGTCGGTGCAGGCGCTAGGCCAAGTGAAGGGCGCCGCGGCCACGACCGCCACCCAGGTCCAAGGCTTGACGGCGGTCCAGCAGAAGCTCGTCGCCAGCTATGAAGTGTTGCGGCGGCAGGTGCAGTCCGGGATCATCGGCCAACAGGAGTTTCAATCGGCCCAGCAGCGGATTCTTGATCAGCTCCAAAAGACGAGTGCGGCCACCAAGGAGCGGACCGAAACCGAGCGGCGCGTCCCGCCGGTCCTCGACCAGACTTCCCGGGCGGTGCAGCACCAGATCAATCAACTCAAGGGCCTGGGCATCGAAGCCCAACGGGCCGCGGCGCAGTCGGCTCGGCTGGCGGATCTGCAAACACGGCTCCAGCAGGCGACTCAACAGACCACCACCGCCACTCAACGCCTGAGTGCGACCGTCCTCGCCGAAGTGCAGGCGCTTAGGCAACTGGGTCAGGCGTCGCAAGCGGCGGCAGCGTCCGGGGCCATGAATGCAGCGGCGGCCCAGAACGCTCGGCTGGTCATGCTGCAGGGGAGGCTCCAAGGTGCGGCCGCGGCCAAGCAAGAAGCGGCGGCCGTGCTGGTCGCGAACCAAGCCTCGACCCGGGCCGCCCAAGCCTTTGGGCTCGTGGGCGCGGCGTCGGTAGCCAGCACCGCTGGCGTGGGTCGGCTCCGGAATTCGCTCATGGTCATGAGCCTCGCGGCTGCTGGCCTGCCGGGCACCCTCGGGCGGGTGGTGAGTTCCCTGGGGCTGCTGACGCTCGGGGGCGGGATCGCGACTGCCGTGGTGGTGGGGATCGGTGCCATTGTGGTGGCGTGGCAGAAGCTCACGGAAAAGAGCCGGGAGGCGAAGCAGGCCACCGACAACCTGATTGCGTCGTTGATCCAAGCTCGCCGGGAACGGCTGGGCTTGGATGACCTCGCCAATGAGGCGCAGCTCAAGGCTCGTCAAGCCGATCTCGTGGCCAAAGCCCGCCGGGAGG